TTATTTTAAGAGAGGCGAAGTGTCTGGTGATCTATGGGGCCAGTCTATCAACAAGTAACCCGGTTCACGTACTGAATTGGCATCAAGACTTAATATGCTGCTAAAGGTATCATCAATGAATATCTGGACATTACTTTGATTGAGGATGGCGCTGATTTTATGGTACTTGCCATCAAATATATATTTTTCCGGTCCAAGCGTTCCTCCGCCTGTTTTCGAACCATCTGCTCCCCATAGATTATAATTTGACGTTGCAAACTGGCTGATGCCCTCGATAATATCCAGCTCATCCGAATTGTAGGTGTAGGATGGCAGCGAACTTTGGGTCCATAATGACGGGTGCCACCCTGGCGGGTTTTGTGTTTTGTGAGTGAACATCGCATACCACTCAATAATACAATCTCCAGTCCCGGCGGGACCGGCGAAAAATGAAAATGCGCCTACAGAGCTCACCATCGCCGCCAGGTCATGCCTTGAGCCTTGCAGATGGGGTTTTTCATTCGCAGTAGCTGCACGGGCCTGAAGCCTCAGAACACCATCTTCAACGCGCATATTATCAAAACCCACCGGCACGCCCCGGTTCGAGTCATTAAAGCCCGTAAAGGCGGGGTCAGTGTCGTACATTGTGCCCAGCTGCGTATCAGAGCCCCGCGGCGGGTTGAGGTAAGTGCGGGTAGCGGTTCAAATTTGGAGGCTGTTTGCTCCTGATAAATTGCCAGTTTATTAAACTCAAACAACTTCCCCAGCGTTGGCTTTGCCTTTTTGACCATGTTTTTTGCATCTTCAAACACGATCCGCGCCTGGTCTCTCGTCGTTGCTGCGGAATAGACCTCTGCACCACCCTCGCTATCAGCGCCCGTCATATACAGGCCAACGCCAGAAGACAAAGTTGACTTGGCGTTTTTGCGGGCCACTTCGTTATAGGCTGTCCTGAAGCGGCGAACCATGACCGGCCTTCCGCTGCCGTCATTGCGCAGCACTATTTCGCCGGTTTCTTCATTTACCAGCGGAATAACAAAACCGAAGATGTTTATCAGAATGAAAATATGCCAGTCCATTAATTCAATCGGCTGACCAGCAAGAGCGCCTTTAACGTGAGGCACAAACTTGTAAAAATTAAGAATATGCTGCGCACGCGGTTCGCTGAAGTAAACGCCACGTTCCTCGCCGAATTTCAGATCATCAAGGAAGCGCTGGCAAGCGAGGCGAACAAATTCGCAGGCAATGATATTCCCCGCCACGACGCGCTCAGCGTAGCGTATGCCATCTGCAACTTTAGCCATTAGTCTCTCGAATTAAGAAATTTGCTGATCAGGTCATCGTCAGGTGTCGTTTCTCGGTTGACTTTCGACCGGCTTGAAGGGGTCATGCCGAACTCGCCCAGCATTGCACGCATACGTTTCCATGCATCCGCTTTCATCATTGCCGCAGGGTGCGGCTTAATTATTCTGATTTCACGTTCTTTCCCTTCATCAGGATCATCCTCGCTGTAAACCGCGTAGGTATATCCCTCACGATCAAGGGTTTCACAGTGATGGCGGTATTCTGTATAGGCTTCAACGAGCAATTCCAGCGCCCGCGCGTCAAGCTGGGACATAACGCCGATAGCGTCCAGTTCCTCAGCCATCCTCTTAAACCAGTACTTCCCCTGTTTGTCGAAATGCTTCGGTGTTGGGGGTACCCCTTTGGGTGGCTCTGGTTCGTTTTTGTTGATCGCTCGCTTAGATGGGTTACCCCTCACCAGACGTAGATGTGTCGGGGTTTTCGGCGGTCCAGACATAATCGAAAACTCCTATTAATCATCGGATGGGGGACCCCAAAAAAAGGTTTCTAACCTGCGGCGGTGTGAAAAAAGGCTAGGCGGCGGTCCTTTGGGCCTTTGCCATCAGGGATTTTACTCGCCCCCTCCCTGTTGTCATCCAAATGGGAATTGATATCATTTGAAACGTTCACGCCCGGTTTTCGTTCTGTGACAGGGCCAGCACAGGCTTTCAAGATTCGAATCATCATCGGTACCCCCATGAGCCTTAGCCTTGATATGGTCAACGGTCTTAGCTGCTACCGCACGACCGTTGCGCAGACAGTTCTGACACAGGTGATTATCACGCTTAAGGATGCGGGCACGCTTAATATCCCACTGGCTACCATAGCCGCGCTCATGCCTGCTCTTACCCTGCTGATGCTGTTGCCAGCCTTCATTGCGGTGTTTCTCGCAGTAGCCTGAGCGGTCGGTTGTTGTGCCTGCGCATCCACGCTTACGGCATGCTCGGGGAATTAGTGCGGGCATGATTAAGTCCTTATGAGATTTGCATTATCACAGGCACTCAGTGAATGCCTGCTGTAATGCCTTAGCTGTTTGCTTCAGCGCTGGTATCGAAGAGCGGCAGCGCTTCAGTTGCTTCCTGTACTGCTTTCATCGTCTTTGCCACCACTTCAGTCTCTGATGTGACACGGCTGTATTGCTGGATGAATAGCTGGTACTTAAGCGGACTATCCTGAACAAACTCTACAGCGACTTTTGCGGCGGCAGTGTCATAGTTCAGGGTGGATAGCAGGTTCAGGCGAATCTGCTGGGCGTCGGTGATTTCGACCATGTCGTACCTCTGTGCGATGTGGGGAGCATTATCGAAGCCCTTCGCTGAAGAGCTTCTGTAATGCCTACTGTCGTTCCAGGTGTTCGTAACGTGAAATGGTCTTGCCGTTTGCGTTCATCACGTAGGCCACTTCTCCCTGCTTCAGGAATACGTTCTGGTCCATTCCCGATACGGCAATACTCTGCTGGTTGGGGTTGAAACCAACGCTCAGTCCACAATGAATTTCTTCGCCGCCACTAGGCGACATCACTTTTACTGTTAACATGCTTCTTCTCCTACTTCTGGCAATAAAAAAGGCCGCCATTGGCGACCTGGGTTCAAATTATGTGTTTCAGGGCATATGACACGAGTAACCGCAGTAATAGCCACCGTTGGATTGCGGGTTGACTTTCTGCATATTCTCTGCAACCTACATTTAAGTATAGATCGAACCAGCAGTCCCGATTATCGCAGCAAGCAGAAAGAAGGTGACGGCAGTTCTACGCATTTGCACGCCATAAAATGACAGAGCCAACCCGACGAAAGCAACAATTAAAACTGTCCACATATCCAGTAAGAGGAAGAGATATCCCTCGAAAGCACTGTCAATCAGTACGTCCACATCGCGCATTCCTTTTAATAGATAAACTCCGCTGAAATACTATCACAATAGCGTTAGCAGACTATCTGCTAATCATCAAGCATCGACTGACTTATTTTCGGTGGATTTCTTTTCGCAAGTTGTGTTAGCAATCAGCGTCAGGGCGAGCCACCGCGCGGCATGCCCACATACAGGCTTCCTGCATTTTGGTGCAAGCGATTGCCAGACAGCGCAAAGCTTCATCAATCTCCCGAGCCTGCTCAGCGCTTAACATTGCCGGGCCATTACGGACAGCCAACAATTCACCTCGATCGGTATCAAGCAAACTACAGAAGTGGCGGCTGACGCCTTTAAGGCGGTTCATTCGCTCAATGTCGCCAGCGGTTAATGTGCGGTAGCCTTTTACAGTGCTGCCGTCCTGCGGTTTTGCTTCACTCATTGGTTTTTCTCTTTTGGTTGGATATGGAAATTTACCCGCTATTGCGAGGCATCACGATTAAAGGCTGCTACAGGGTGGCGGACAACATTTCTCCTCTATACTGTTAAATCGTCGAACTCAACAGAACAGGTAGAAAATATGATCGATCATTACTACGTAACTCACGCTCAAATCCTGGCGCTGAGAAACGTTGTTGCTTTTATCGTGCAAACGATGCCCGAAGAACAAAAAGAAAATGCCCTTCAGGTTTTGAGAAAATTTGCTGAAATAGAATTAATGGATGGTATCGACGCGCCGCCTACGAGTGATATCACCCCGAAAACAGTTGAGAAGTTAAATAAAGCCTACAAGGCAATCTTCAATGACATTATCGATCTTTCAACGCCTGGCAGGGAATCTGCTTCAGCAAGCTACCTGCAATAGCTCTCGCCCTTATCTCCATGATGGCCAGAACGTTCTTGTCTGGCCCTTTCTCAAGTTTGCTTAGTCGAAATTCAATATTCTTTGCCTTGGTCATCGCGTAACCCTGCCGGTTGGTTGCGGGCAGTTAGCCTGCACTGATTTGTTGTGCGCCAGAATGTCGCGCTTGGTCTGCTTATCTAGCACGTCAATATCGTGGTCAGTCAGGTAGATAATCCGCACCCAGTTGCAGGCGGTATCAACCACCACCGGGGCGGGTAAATCTTTCGCGCAGCTCCCGATCAACATCGTCATCAGGCATATGGCTAACAGTCTGCTGTACATCACTGGCCCCTTTCGTAACTTCCGCCTTACGTTCTGCCGCGGCAATGCTGGCCGCAGCGTTCTCTTCGATACGCTGCTGCTCTGCTTTGGCTTCTGCCTTGCTGGTTCCGCGTGAATGGCCTAACCCAAATGCGCCAGCGATAACGGCCAGTAACGCAGTTGCCAGACCAATAATCATTTCAATGCCCATAGCGACCTCACATCAGTACTGATTTAGCCTGGTTAAACAGCGCTCGGCGTTTATCCAGACCGTTGCGGCCACCGTTAATAAGCAGGGTTACGCGCTCAACATCACCGGAATGAAGAAGGCAACCGTGGGAAACATAAAACCATGCGGCTGAACGAGCGGCATAATCATCTCGCTCCAGCAGCTCAGGCTGGGTAACAAGGTCAAGCTTCAGCGCCTGTCCGCAGCTGCGATAGTTGCTCAAGCCCGTAACTTGTTTCAGTCCGCGACCGCTATATTTCCAGCCATCACCGGCAACCTGATTACCGAGATTCTTTTTTCCCCACTCGCCCCCATACACCAGATTAGCGATTGCTCGCTGATTCGCTGGTTGTGTTGCCGTTCTGCCGAGTGCGGCGGCCTGCTGGGCGGTGATACGGTGTTTACCGAACGTAGGCACAAGGCTATCTGCTGCATAGTTCAGATTTTCCACCAGCCGGGTAAAGCCTCCTGACTCGTGCCCCATCTGGGCAATGAACATCGCCTGGTCGAGTGGAGCAGTGATGCCGAATTCTTTCATCGCAGCATCAATATGCGGAAACCAGCGCGCAGCTAACCCGGCGCTGATACCAGCCGCCTTCTGGAATTGTGATTTATTCATCAGTGCCTCAGTGCATCAACCAGTCGCGCCACATTCCCCCTGAACCAGAGAACCGCGCCGCAGATAAGAATGTTAGCCAGCACCACCAGCCAGTGGGATGACTCGTACAGGCCAAACAGGAAACGGAAAGGGATGCTGGCGTAAACCAGCACAGTGAAGTAAGCCATCAGCGATATCATGGGGCGGTGTCTTGACCCGTCGCGCCGGTAGAACATCAACGCAACAACAATTACAGCGCATATCACCGCATTGATGATTGCGCTCGGATCACTTGTTACCATTGCTTGTCCCTCCTCCACGTAAGCGAGAGAGAATCCCAAACAGGCTACCCAGGTCCTGACTGTTTACGAACGTCAGCAACTTAATGGCTATGGCTGCCACGATTACCGCTCCGAGTGCATCAAGCGGCCTGTCGTTGTAACCAGTCCACTTTGAGAAGTACGACCCCAGCAGAGGAGCACCAATCACACCGAATATGAATGAAGTGATAAAATAGCCCACCAGCTTTATGCGGCTAATATTCACCGCCGTTGCGACATAGAACACCGCACCAGCAAACGCGCCAAATACCACGCCGTAATCAATACCAGTTGCAAGGCCGAATAGGCTGGCGCCGAACAGTCCACCAGCTGCTATCGTTGTGGCAGAAACAGGATCGGACATTTAGCCCCCTCTATTGCTGTGGATCCTCTCAGAACGAGGGGAAAATAGGATGGCCGCCAGGTGACAGCCACCAAAAATCACTGTAAAAATATCAGGGTTCACCACCCTCTCAGACGGATTTATTCTTCTTGTTCAGTCTCGTCCGCGTACGAAGCCAAGGATGTATCCAAGACCAAAACAAGAAAAACCGAATCCCACCACGGGTAATACTGAATAAACAAAATCAGGCATAGGGAAATCTCATGGAAATTATTTCAGTAATCGGAGTGATACTGACACTGCTAGGGCTCTTTATTCCGTCACTAATCAGTAACCATTCGTCACGTAAGGCAGAGTTCAGGAAGCATTCCGCACCACTGCGGGGAAAGTTGCTAAGCGAAATTGAGGCTATTGAAGGAGGCTCTTATCCATTCAGGCTTATCAGCGATGCTGATTTCAACCAGTTGCTACCTTACGCCCCGAGGCGCAGGAAAAACGCTCTCCTTGATGCTTACACCAGTTATCTCGACGCTCATACGATGGCCACCACGAAGCACTGGCACGATGAACATCCATCCGATGGAATGCTATTTTTCCCGACGGGTTTCTCAGTCACTAATTCAGATGAGGTACTGAAGAAAATGCAACCTCTGAAAAAAGAACTCAGCAGATAGTCCTTTAGGATGGCCGCCAGATGGATTAACGACAAAGCACAGAGTGAATGATGCTCTGGTGGCACAAATCACAAGGCCACGCAAATGCATGGCCTTGTGATTTGAATCCGTTATTTACAAAAAGTAGTCAAGACAGTATCTTTCAACTTCCGGACAAAAAAACATATACCGGGACAAAATCTAAATGTAACTGCCTTGCCTGCATGAAACCATGCGGGCTTTTTTTTGCCCAAAGAAAAAGCCCACCGAAGTGGGCCTTACAGCTATCATCATTTTTTATTAGGTGTGGTGCCGGGTGCCTCCCGGTAAGTCGCCGCCAGTCCACAGCCGACTCGCAATGCGCAAAAAAACATATCAGACTGGCAATGCCCCTCCGCATAGGGGGATTCACCACATAAAAAATATAACATCTGGATGATGACGTTTCAACACGCCCTCCCGGGCGTGGCCTGCTGATTCGTGATCAGCTGCAGGTCTTCAGTTGCCACTATATGGCGGCTTTTTTACCAGTCTGATATTGTTGATTTGCTAAGTCCACAATACCGACAAGGAAACTATCTAATGAGCAAGATTAAATTTAAGTGCCCTGGCTGCGGACATGATCTCATTGTACGTAGTGGAATCAAAATCCAGAGCATGGACGATATTGAGGGAACCGTCTGCAGCAACTGTGACCGAACCATTCACAAGAATGATCTCGTTAGCCAGTCGAGAAAGTACGCCGAGAACCTCGTCCGTGACATGCTCGGGAAGCACTTCAAGTAACGCTGAAATCTTACTTTCAATCCTGCTGGTATCTGCGGTAATTAACGCCAGCATTTTTGCATTCTTCATTGCAAATACCTCGGGCTGATAATTCAAATGGATAAATTCGACAGAAGCATTCAACGGGAAACGCTGCAACTTCTTTATGCTGTGTACCCAAACGAACTAACTAACGAACAGGTCGATGAAATCGCCAATCTGTATCCTGACCCTGATAGTTTCATGGCAAATTTACTCTACCTCCACCAGCACCAGTTGATAGTGAGTGGTTTAAAACCAAGCTCAGAAGGCTACGTCCTGGTCAATAGGCCCGCCATCACTCACCGTGGTATTGATTTCATCCGCGACGATGGCGGACTAGGCGCTATTCTGAATGTGCAAACTGTTAAGCTGCACGACAGCACGATCATTGCCCTGGAAGACATAATCCGCGTTGCAAACATTCCTGAAGAGCAGCGGAAGGGACTGATTTCAAAACTTCGTGAGCTTCCGGCAGACGCCATAAAACATTTGACGCTTCAATTACTGACTCCGGCGGTTCTGCATCCGCGGGCCGTAATTCAGTCAATTGAAAAATTCCTCCAGACTTTGTGAACTCCTCGTCGGGGCGGATCATTGAGAAACGCCCCCAGCCTACCAACGGACTTAAAAGCACCCAAAAGTCAGCTTGATGGTCACATGTCAGGAAAAAGCCTTTCGGGTGAAAGTGGCATGCGCAGATTTTCATAGCTTCCCCCAGAAAAGCAAAAACCCCGCCGAGTGGCAGGGTTGATAGTCAGTTTCATTTGGATGTACGTATCCATGATTAGAAGCATACACGACAACTTCGGACAAAATCAAGTCTTATGCACCGAAAAAGCAAAATATTGTCGCCATTGTTTTAAAAATCGGTCGCTTTTTGAAATTCCTTATCAGCATGACGCTCTTCCTTCCAGCATACGTCCACCAGCGCATCACAGAACGGCTTCCAGTTACGGGTCCATGTTCTGACGTGCAGGTCTGGAATGAACGTCAGAATCGCTTTGTAAGCAGCTGTAGACGGTGTCGTTGAAAAACCATTTCCCGAACAGCGCTCACAGGTTTTATATACCGGCGCTCCCCGCTCTTTTGTCACTTTGCGGTCCAGCACCTGGCCGGAACCTCCGCAGCGGCAGCGGGCGTTAACCTTCCCCTTGCCGTCACAGGCTTCACATTTACCGTTGACGACGGTTGTTACTTCGGTCCACTTCTCCCAGTCGGACGGACGAACAGCGCGTGACCTTTTCGCCCAATAAGGCGCTTTGCCCCACGGGTATGTTACTTTGCGCTCCGTGATAGTCGTCTGCACCTTCCCGGTACCGCTACATACCCGGCAGGCTCCCGTTGTTTCAGCTGAACGGGAATACTCTGCAAAGGCAAACTGCGCCAGAATCAGGCAGCAGCGCCCCAGTGATTTACCCGCGGCCTTCCGCACGTTCTTTGGTGCTGAATCTATGGCATACCGCGCCAGCGCCTGAACTGCCATCTGCTCATCGGACTTACTGATGCCGGCCTTACCGAAGAACGCCGCCAGCCCGAACCGCGCCCGGCTGCTGGTCACCCCGATCCCGGTCATAATGTCTGTACCGTTCAGGCGATTCGGTGATGTGCTTTTCACGTCGTCGCTGATGTGCATGCCCTGAGGGCTGAAATGCTTTAACGATGCTTCAAGTTTCATGCAGCCACCTTTTTGTAAAATACCTGTTCACGAACCTGATCGCCGTTCATGAGCATGTCGTTAAAATCACCGTTATCGGGCCAGCGAATGCTGACTTTCACCAAGTCGTTTTTCGTCAGCAGGTTTGCATGGGCGCACTCGAACGCCGCGGCATGACCAGTAGCCGAGTGTTTGTCCATATCGGCAAAAACAATCAGGTGCTTTACGCCGGCTGGAACACGGAATTTCTTCATAAAACCACTGTTGATTACCGCCCAGGTATTGACGCCATAAACCTGATAACAGGAAAGCGCCGTCTCGATGCCTTCAGCGATGCCGATCGTCGTCGATACCGGAAACATGCGAATGGCCACTGAACGGGCGTGATCCAGATAACTGTCCTCCTGAAGCGACTTAAGGCGTTTGGCGCTATCAATATTTGCCTTTCTGTCGCCGTCCAGCAGCGTCTGGTGCAGGTAACAAAGTTCGGCTTTGTCATCGGTCGCCAGGGCGTACAGGGCCTGATATACGCGCCCCGCATGCCGCTGGCGGTCGCAGAAGCGAATACTCTCTGCCGGCAGCTTGCTGATCCCCCGCTGAAGGAGGTATCCCGCAGCTCCCGTTCCCCGCAAATCAACCAACTTTGAAAACTTACTGATGACCCGCTGCCTCTGCCGCGCCGCTGAACTGTTAACAGGCACGTTGATGCGCTGATAGTTATTCCCGATAAGCTGGTCCACCTCTGCGCAGATGGCGGAAAAGCTTTTTGACTGGGTCAGGGTCAGCAGCTTCATCCCGTCGCCGCTACCGCATACGCAAATCCATGTGCCCTGACCGTCACGGTCATCTACGCGGTATTTGCCCCGCGCCTTACAGATCGGACATTCTCCCTTGTAGTGGTTTTTCCCGGTGATCGGGGGGAGTCCGTAATATTCAAAAATTTCAGACCATCGACCTTTTGCTGCTTCTGCTGTTTTCATATCACTGACTCGCGCTATTTACGTTTTTCTGGAGTTTTCGTTTTGCTTCGATAATTAACTGTCCGTCACTCCCCTCTGGTGGCTCGTAGTGAGCGCTGTAGTTCTGAGGTGTGAGCAGATCATTGGTCGTTTGTTTCGCAGTCTGCTGCGCACGTTCGCGGCCTTTGGCAAATTTGATAAGTTTGTGTTTGATGTGGTTGCTGACCTCTGGAGTGATCTCCATCGGGAAATCGCTCAAGCCGTTCGGCCATTCGCCGAATTTTTCCTGAAAGGTATGAGCACACCAGCCATCGCTCACGGGTTTCCCCTGCGCTGCGCGATGACGCTGGTAAAACTTGATCTGACTCCACCAGGACTGTTTGTCGCTTTTGGTGTACACCGCTTCACCCTTGCTCATTTTTTTGATGTTGCGGGTACCGTCAGTCTCGACGTCCTGACCAACGAGCGGTTTAAAGCCACATTTTGGGCAGACGTAAACACCGGCGGGCTTCATGAAATGGCATTCAGGGCATTCTTTCGGAAGTTTTTCTTCGCGCTCTTTAGCGGCGCTGGCGGCGGCCGCTTTCATGCCGTCGTTCTTGGATGGCAGGTCGTCGTATTCGATGGAGTCAGGGAAGCCGAGGCGGTGCACGGTGCCGCTGTGATCAAAAATCAGGCAGGCATCTTTCCCGGGTGCAGTGCGCAGTCCGCGGCCAAGCGCCTGCAGCCAGCGAATTTCGCTCTTTGTCGGTCGGGCATAGATGATGCAACGGACATCGCTGTCGAAGCCGGCCACCAGCACACCCACGCTGACGATGATTTTTGTGGCGCCGTTTTCAAACCGATGAATGATGAGGTGGCGTTCATCGGACGGAGTTTCTGCGACCATCACCTCCGCGTTGATACCTGCCCGGGTAAACTGCATGGTGACAAAATTGGCGTGATCCTTATCGACACAGAACGCTACCGTAGGAAGGTCCCGACCATGTTTGAGCCAGTTTTCGACGATATCGCCCACAAGGTCAGATCCGCACATAATCTCGGATAGCTGCTTTTCGTTATAGTCGCTCCCATACTCTTCGGAGGTGGCTGACTTAACCCCTTTCAGGTCGGGCTTTGTCGGCGCATAGAACTCATACGGGCTGAGATCCCCGCGGTGGATCAGTTCACCGATGGTGGTGGGTTTTACAAGATTTTCGTAATACCTGCCGAGCCATGGGGAAAACGGTGTTCCCGAAAGACCTACCACCTTGATGCCGGAGTGCCGGATAACCTCCAGTAACGCGCGTTTCTTCATGTGGGCCTCATCGACAATAATCAGGTCGACGTTGTCCGGGAATTCACGGCGGATCAGCGTATCGGCGCTGGCGATCTGAATCAGGCGCTGCGGATCGTAGTCAGGATGGTTGCGCCAAATGATGCCAATCTCATCTTCAGGTAAGCCGTACTCCACAAAGCGGGCGGCGGTCTGACGCACGAGAATAGTGTATGGCGCGATGAATATGACCCGCTTTCCGCGGCAGATGTGTCCGGCAGTGATAAACGCCGCCAGTCCGGTCTTTCCGCTTCCGGTTGGCGCGTAGACCATGAATGTGCGGTTTTGCTTCCACCCACGGCGCAGCGAGTTAAGCGCACGCTCCTGAGCAAAGTTTGGTTCGATATTCAGCATCATCACCACCTTCAAAAATTCACTATTCCAGGAAGAACCTTTCCCCGATCTGAGCGCTCGGAAACTAACGTACTAGCTATCGAGTACAGCGCTGCTTTAAACCCTGTCTCTTAGATCAGTACCTACCTAACCTATGGGAGCTGTCTGTTGGAAAAGGATGCTTCTCCTTCCCTAACTCCCAACCCCCCCCAAACCCCCCTCTTCCCTCTTCCCCATCCTGTGTACTCGCAAACTGGTACACTGGATAAAAAACAGTCAAGGTGGTTACCCTGCTATCACCCGGCACCTTTAAGCCCGGTGACCAACGGATCGTTACCGTGATCCGGCCAGGGGTGGCTGGGTCGTATACCCCTGTGATGCTCGTCCGTGTGCATCCACGAACCTGCGAAGCCTTACGTTTGCCTCATGCCTTGCCCTGTTCTCCTGCCGAAATGAAACGGGCTCGGCGTTAAACTCAATTTCATAAACTTCTGCATAACGCTGCGCAATTTTTCGTCTCAGCGAGTTCGGTAGCTGGAGTAACCTCTCCTGAATCCACTGCGCATCTGCCTGGCAGTACTGAGCAGGCATTTCAATCTGCACATAATCCGGGTACATAACGCCTCCGGTTAAAACAGTCCGCGCTGGTTGCTGCTGGACCGCTTCCGCGCTTTGCGTTCAGCAACTGGCGTCTGCCCCAAAGCCCACTTTCTCGCAAGGTGCAGACAATCATCAAAAGCGGCCCCCTTACGGCTCGCCTGCGACATCCGGCGGTAGTAATCAAGAGCACGCTCTACCCCCCCCCCTGACGGAATCAGATGGCAGCAAATCGGCTTCCAGCGCCGCAGTAATGTGTTTTCGAATGAATTCTTCGGGTGACATGTCACACCTCTTGAATCGAAAAATCGTTCTTCTTTGTTGGGAATGGCTTAACTTCCTCGGCTTCAGTCGTCCCATCTGGGTGAACAAGCACAAAAATATTTCGCTTTAGCTTCAAAGCTTTACTTATTGCGCTTTGTCTAATCCCGAGCTTGCTCGCAGCCTTTACTTGCCCTTCTTGATCCGCAAATTCTTTTAATGTGAGTTTTTTCATAAACCCCTCCTGCAATTAATATAACCGCTAGTTATTTTCATTGCAACACCGCTGGTTATTGATTAATATTCCCTGCGGTGATAATTTTGTGAAAAGAGGAGGATTACTGATGAAAAAAAAGCCATTAACTGAAGAACAATTACTTGATGCACAAAGACTTAAGGCAATCTATGACCGTAAGAAAAAAGAGCTTGGATTATCCCAAGAGGTTTTGGCTGATCGTCTTGGTATAAGTCAAAGTGCCGTTGCTCAAATTTTTGCGGGTAAAAACGCACTGAATTTAAAACGGGCCGTAGAGTTTGCAGAAGTTCTTGGTGTTAAGGTCGAGGAATTTAGTTCAACTCTGGCTGATGAGGCTCATCAGTTAACCAAATCCAACGTTACCTATGCAGGAGCCTATCAACCGGGACGTAGGTACCCAGTTTTAAGCAGCGTTCAGGCCGGCACCTGGTGCGAGGCCGTAGAGGCTTATTCTCTGAAAGACATAGACCACTGGCTTGAATCTGATGCCCACATTCAGGGAAATGGGTTCTGGTTGTATGTGGAAGGTGATTCAATGACTGCCCCGCTCGGACTCAGCATTCCTGAGGGCACATACGTCCTGTTTGATACAGGGCGTGAGGCAGTGAACGGTAGCCTTGTGATTGCCAAGCTTGAAGATTCAAACGAAGCGACATTCAAAAAGTTAGTTATCGATGGTGGTCAACGCTATTTGAAAGGGCTAAACCCTGCATGGCCACTAGTTCCAGTTAACGGAAACTGTAGGATCATTGGTGTGGCTGTACAGACAAAAATGATGCTTATCTAACCTATATCTAACTAACCAGCCCGGATTTTCCGGGCTTTTTTTTTGACCAAGCACTGCCGACCACCCCACAACAAAAAAATAACTTCAAAAATATCATATACATAACCTCAAATTATAAATAAATATAACCTGCGGTGTTGCAATAAAAATAACTCGCGGTTATATTCATTTCATCGGCAAACAATGGAGCTAATGAGATTATTAATACAGCGGGTGGTAATGCTTTCGATATTCACGAAAAATTAAAAAAACATGACGCTAAATGGCTGTATATGCATGAGGCGAATAGTCATCAAATAAATACAAATTATGAGTTCTGTACGACCTTTATTGGTGAGACTGAATTTGCGATTTATAAACGTCATGGAAATTATTTTATCTTAGTAGATTTTTTTAAATCCTACGATGAAGCATGTAGCGAGGCAAGGAAAATTCTAGACGATTACCCGGATGTTAAGAGCAGGCTATTAAATATCCCTTCACTTTTTAATGGTGAACATAATGAAAATACCTAGCGAACAGGTAAGTTTAGATCGTCAAAAAACTAGCTCTATGTTAATAGATTGGACGCATGATTTAAGGTGTTGTTCTTCATCTTTATGGCTCCTATTAGAAAGGATGGAAAGTATTGAAGAAGAAAGGGAAGCGGCATTAATTACATTGGTAACACAAAAGCTAGAAGAATTAAATATTAAGATAAGCGAATACGATAGAGACAATTTATAACCCCAAAAGAATAAAAACAGCTTAACCGCTGGGGCCAAACTCAACCAAAATTAAGGAAATTACATATGAAAGATTTAATTATCAGTGAAGAAATTAAAGCAGAAGCATCCCGCCTACAAGGTGAATTGCATAAATTCTGCGTGGCTAACGGTGTGTCTATGGTTGCCTGCACTTTACAGGGCCGGGTTAAAACAACTTAGGGGTGGAAGATTGAAAAAATGCTTTCTTGCCATATAGACGGACGCTGCGGGGCTGTAGATACAACCATTCTGGCCGCCTCGGGGGTTTTGCATCTCGCAGATGTTCCACCTCCCATCGCACTGATTCTCGCCGCTATCGGTGAAAAGGAACACCAAAAACAATAGTTCTCAAAATCTAAATGTGAGCGGGATTATGACTTTTATTATCGACCAAGCAGCATATAAATCAGCCCGCCTGTACGCGATGAGCGGACACGAACTAATTGCAGCGTTATACCTGCGCAAAGCGTACGGGAGGTAATTATGTGGGACCCAACTAATGACGATAGCGTTGAGTGTGTATCGTTAGAAATAGAGAATCTCACCGAGTTGTTAGACCTTATGCTTTCAAACTCCGAACGTATGGGGAATAAACAAATCACCGCCCTATTAGGATTATGCTTGAATTTATCTTCGGGGATTTTTTTATGGGTCAAAGAAGAGGAGAAGCGTCGGGAAAAAGAAGAGGAGTCGCGCCGTGAAAACAAATCTGATTGAAACGCGTTGCCGCCACCTCGTTCGGGCAAAGCTGGATTCAATGATGAGAAGAACAGGAAGCCATTTCCAGATAGTCAAACTGGATGATGGTTCGAATTTACCTGTGGAGCTTGACGAAGATATTTTGACGAAGGCACTGATTAAACTTTTTGAAGCGATGATTTATGACACCCACAAACGCGAGCAGGCAGAAAATTTAATTTCCGAACATTATTCGAATTGCATGGGTGTGAATAAGTTAACACCCGATGGTGTGGACTTTATGAATGCGCTTATTGCAACGCTGGCTGAGCAGTCATTAAAAGCGGAGAAAATAACTAATGGCTAATTTACCCCTCCCTATTACACACGAAAAAGTGCAGGTCGTTATGACGATTGAAAACGGCCAGGTAATAGATACCCGCAAGGTTCGCGATAACGAGCTGATTGCCAGCATGGATACCTTTTTCTGGATGGCAAAGAAAGCAGGGTATCAGGTGATCGCCCCTAATCAGGAGGAAGCCAGTGGCACTAACAGCAATACGCATTCCTGAGCGGGTACACCTGCAGGCGCTGCAGGTCCTGCTGCGATACCGCCGTCAGCGCATCTACGCACGCCGTATGCACCGCACCGGATATCTCAGCCTGAAGGTTAACCCTCGCTGGCGGCTGTTATCGAAAGACGACGGCCGGAACTGGGAAGTAATGAGCCATGAAACGTATAACCGGGAGAAAGACAGATGATCGACAACCGCACCGCCAGCGCCATTGACCTGGCATTACAGAAGCACCACACGCCAGTTGGCGACCTTTACGCCGCTATTCGTCACGGCCGCATGAAGCGCTGCTTTAGCCGCGGTACCGCCATTAGCTGGCTGGCTCACTTTCTGACGTCGCACGCCTTCGCTCTGTCCGGGTTTAAACAGCGCCGCCCTGATTTTCTGGTTGAGCACGAAGGGGTCGAGATGTGGTGCCGTGGCGAAACTACCGACGAATATCACCGTGCTCACCAGCGGACCGTTCGCCGCCTACGCCGCATCCTCGCACGCAAACGCGAAATGCAAAGGTGGTGCGAAAAATGGGATGCCATGCACGACCGCTACGTGAACGAGCGTGAAGAACTCAAAGCCAGCAAACCAGCAGAGGTACGCAATGGATCACACAGTATTTAACCCGGAACCAACGTCTGCCGGCATCCGGTTATCTGGAAGCAGGATTATTGGTTACTCCGCCGCTATTCGTGAACTGGATAACGGTCACTACGACAAACGTCTCGCCGAAGGTATGGAAATTCTGGCCTGCATCATGGAGGCGGTCGAAAGCAGCTGGCTCACGCTCACTATCGAGCAGCAAATCATCGTCTGGCGCTGGTTGCTCGCCGCGGTATTCATTACCGAGGAGCTGGAGAAGAACGGGACTGTCGACGTTCCGAACGACGAAGGCGGCGTTGATACAGCCGTTATCTATTCCGGGGAGCACGGTGCAATCAGCGTCTACCCAGGGCCGGAACGCTTTGCACTCGCTAATCACATTGAGGCCGGCGCCATTGAGAAATACGGGCCTGACCTTGGTCAGCAGCTGGCGCTGCGTATGTATCAGGACATGGTTGTTGCTGACGACGAAAGCGGGTTCAGGCTGTCCGCTATGGGCCGGGAAGGTTTCAACATTCTGCATGACGGCTTTATCGAACAAATTCATACCGAAGGCATGCCTGGCATGCCGGTTATGCACTGAGGGAAATGATGATGAATAACTTGATCACCAGCAAGCCATCAATGACCAGCCTGGAAATTGCCGAGCTGGTAGAGAAGCGTCACGACAACGTGAAACGGACCATTGAAACTCTAATTTTGCGTGGAGTTATCACTTCTCCTCAAATTGAGGAAAAGCCCACTGCCGGGCGACCCACGTCAATTTACGTTTTTGAAAGTGAAGAAGGTAAGCGCGACAGCATTATTGTGGTCGCACAACTCTCGCCAGAGTTCACAGCCCGCTTGGTAGACCGCTGGAAAGAGCTTGAGGAAGAGCGATCCCGCCCAAAATCACAGGCTGAGCTGATCGCCGAAATGGCCCTGCTGAATGTTGAGCAGGAGCGCCGCCTCTACCAGGTCGAAGAACAGGTGGAAACCGTCGCGGAAGCTGTCGAAAACATTAAGCGCGGAAATATGCGGGCCGGGTATGTCGGTTATCGCCAGGTAGTCGCAAAAAGCGGCATGACCGATGCCAAGTGCCGAAATCTTGTTAACGCATACCGTATCCCCACCGATACTCACGAGTTTATGACACCTGACGGCCTGCTCTCACGACGGGCTATCGTGGAGCTTGAGCCTTTTATGAAAGCATTCCGCCAAATGATGGCAGAAGCCGAACCCCGCGGCACCCGCTGGTATCACCCGAAGATGGGCCTGTTTCAGGCTATTGGGTGGGAGGGCGGCCACGGTGAATAACGTTATCTGGCTGCCGGCCGGTTCTATCGAGGTGGCCCACCAGCGGGCCTTAACCTGGGTTTGCGATGCATATCTGTTTTATCTGGTCAGCCTGCACCGCCGCCCGGTGTATCGCCACCAGTACGGCGATATTTCGCTTAACCAGCCAGCGCTGCAGGGCTTCATTGACTCCTACCTCAAAGATAAAGGGTGGGACATAGAGCGCCGCCGTGCGCATTACATCAACATTCTGGACCTCATCAAATATTTGCACCGCAGCAATTCGGGATTTATCGACTGGGGAACAGTGCCGTCGCTTACGCCTCGGGGGATCCGCTGGATGAACGCCTGCCTCTCTCGCCTGGGTGAAATGGTTAACAGCTATGGCGGATGGAAAGGATATATCGCAGCAGTTGAGGAGGATCAGAAAGATGAAAATCGACTTTAAAGATTATGGCGCTGTGGCCGCGGTGACTATTACCAGCACCATTTTCGAGTTTCGCAAACATAACCGGGTTGTTGATGCCACCCTGCTCTGCACCCCGGGCGTCATCAGCGAACGGCGCGGCAGCTTCTTCATGAAGACGCATATTTCAGGCAAAACCAGGGATGCGCTGCGGGCCTATAAAACCGCGCTGCGCGAGATGAAACGATGAACAGAAAATTTGAGATATGGGTCCGGCTGCGCTACGGCGGCCGGTATGACCTGACGCGAGACGGTCACGGCTACTATTGCCGGGAAGTGGTTAAGCGGATGTATGAGACGTGGTGCCACTGTCGTGGCCTGAAAGTGGTATGAGGTGGGTTATATGGTAGACATTGAAATGATTGACGAGGAAGAGGCAATGCGGATGATCCGAGTATCTTCACGCGTGACCATCCGCAAATACACCGAGCGCTATAATTTCCCCAAACCGGTCCGGACCTATCCTAAGCAATATCTGCGCTCTGCTATTGTGGAGTGGATCTTAAACGGGGGTATCAACCAGAAATCCTCCTGATATGCCAGAATATCTTTTCAGCATACAGATCATAGGCGTCTTTCTGTTCGGCAATCCAGTCATGCTTGTTATAGACAGAAAGCACGCCGCCAAGTTCATGCCCCAGCATCTTTTCGATGACGTGCGGAGCAACACCATCTTCGGATAGCCGGGTTGCCAATGTGCGCCGAAAATCATGTGAAGTAAACTCACCAAACCCCAACGAGTCCTTGATTCTTCTGAGAAATTTATTTGCACCAGAAATAGTAATGGGGCTTTTCAGGTCCTCGCCAGGGAAAAGTATATCCCCATACGTCATTTCAGCTTTTTTCAGCAAATCATCTGCGGCGGAGAAAATGGGGCGCCTGATAATTTTGTTGGTTTTACTTTTCTCTGCCGGCACAACCCATAACCCCTCCTCTCGGTCAAACTCCCCCCTTATAGCCAGCCGAAGTTCGCTATTCCTGGCGCCGTACAGCATTAGCAGTTGATGAAGCAATCGGTTAGAAGTTGACCCACGACTTCTTTCTATAGCCATCCAGATTTTGGCAAGCTGGTTATAGCTGAGCGTGGTCTCCCCAATCACCGGTTTAACACCGATATCTTTCGGCTGCAAAAGCATGAGTTCGGTTGTGCTAATGAATTGTCGGCGCGTACACCAACCAATGGCAGACCTGAGCTGTATCAATAAATGCCGGGCTCGGCGAGGGTTGATTTTCTCCTCTTCGGTAAACCTCTCTACCCACAAGCGGACAGGGATATCCTCAACCGGAATGCCGGGAAAAGCGTCGCGCATATGCTTTATAACCGTTGATTTATAAAGCGCTATCGTCTTAGCTCTTAGCGTTACGTCCACGTAATTTTCTTTCCAGTAATCCAGGCAATCCTTTACCGTTGGCTTACTCTTGGATTTGTTGCCACCAGCCAGCGTTCGGGGGTCAATGCCTTTGTCTGCCGAATCCCTCAGGTCTGCAACGATATTGCGGGCATCGCGCAGGGTCAGCGCTGGGTAACGCCCGAGCCCCATTCGGTTCTGCTTCCCTTCCCATCGGAACCTAAACTGAAAGCTGATCACGCCTTTGGGGGTTATGCGAATTCCAAGCCCGTCTGAATCCGTAATTTCAGCAGGCCCGGAATATGGTTTACCATAGATAGAGCGGAGCTTTGTGTCACTGATTGCCAT